TACTCAGATTTTTCATTCCCGACCTCCTTCCACCGCCGATGGTTAAACTCGTCCTCTTTCTCCTGTCGCTCTCCCAAATGCTTTATTTCATCGGGCTGGTCGTAGCAGACGATTTCGTAGCTGTCTCCTCCGCCCAGGTCGAACCCGAGCTCGCAATTCTCAATCGGGTCTATGCCCTGCTCGTTGCAAAATATGATCCATTCAGGCCAACTGATTTGAAACGTCTTGCCCGCTCTACAATCTCTAATCATTAATTTATTCCTTTTCTTGCATTCTCGGCCCTCGTAATCCACTGACAATTATCAGGTTCATAATTTCCATCGTTATCGATGCGATCTATTGTCAGATTATTTTGATAGCCAGATAATATAGCCCAGAATTTAAATGCGACAAAATTTTCTTTCCATTCTGGCCAGATATTGATGCCCCTTCCGCCATAGCGATGATATTTAATATGATTCGGATTAAGACAACGGTCTTTCATATGATTCCAAATCCTATAAAGTCTCGTTCTTGTTCTTCCGTGTTTATACAAATGGCTAAGATTACCACTTCTTTTTTGAGAAATTTCTTTATGCAAACAACCACAAGATTTTGTGTGTTCTCTCCTTAAATCATCAAGAGAAACTTCTGTTAAATTTCCACAATCACATCGACAGAGCCAGATTACACATCTTCCTCTTCTTTTTTCTGTGGGTATAATTGCAATAAGCCTTCCGAATCTTTGTCCAGTTAAATCAATTTTTAAAGTCATGGCTTCTCCTTCAAGCTCGCCCTTATTTTCTCCCGGAGATCGTTCCGGATTATCCGGATGCCTTTCTTCGTCTGCGGAAGCTCGACTCTCTCCTTGAAATGGGGATCCTCTATCGCCTCCTGGATCAGCTTCCTCTCGTTGACTGTCAGCTGCACGCTTTCCCCTGTGCATAGTCGATGGTTCATTTCCGTCAGGAGATGACTCTGGGCCTCGAGATACCGCCGCCTGTTCCTTTTCCGGAAGATCCAATCTATCAGCTTCATGGTCTCCGTCTCGGCCGATGCTGCGCATAGCAGGCTGCCAGCCTGAATTCCAGGCCCCTCCTTTCCTTTGGCTTTATTCTCAATATCTTTGTGATCCGGACCAGCTTTGCGCACCATGGACACTTCTCAACAACCGGTCTATTCAGGCCGTAATTCTTCGTATCCAGGTCGATGCCGATCCCACACATAGGGCAGGGGACTTGCTTCTCAGTCGGATTGAAAATCATGATTTCTCTTTCTCTACGAAGCCTTTTATGATCGCGTCTTTTTCTTCTGTCTGCTTCTTGTTGGCTATTCTCATTACGTCCATCTGATCATCGAGTTGCCTTTCTCTCTTCTTGGCAATAATTCTCCTGATCAACCAGCCGATGATGAAGCCGATTATGAATCCTATGATTTTCAAACTCATGATGCCTCCTTGTGTTCTTCTAAGTTTCTAATCCTGAAGCCCCCCATAATGTTTCTCGTGGTATTCATAGGCTTTGACGATCCGCCTTCTATATGCGTCTATATGGCTCGGCCTCTTCTTCTTTGCCAATGCCTCCTTCGTCACGTTGTAGAGACATTGACATGGCCAGGCCACGAGCCGCCCGGACTTTTCCTTGCTCATTATCCAGGCGTTGCCCCCGCAGCGCTCGCATCCGACTTTGCCTTCCGCCGGTGCTTCCTCCAGAATCCTCTCCGCCGCCGCCCTCGTCTCCTGCACCGTCAATGCCGCCCGAAACAGGTATGCATCATCTGGATCCCTGTCCCTCATGGCCTTTTCGATCGCCTTTGTCAGTGTCTTCAGGGGATATTCCTTTAGTTCGCTGTAAAAGAATTCGACGTCTTCCTGCCTGATGTTTTTGCCGACCTTCTTTCCCGCCCTTTCGAGCGTTGCCTTGAGCTCCGGTTTGTCCCCGTAATTCATGCTTAATCCTCCTCTTTGAGCCACTCCTTGGAGCGTTTTTCATCCTTGCGCTTTCCGGCGTTCTTAGAGTCGAATTTTTCCTGTTCGTCGGATAACCAGTTATTTATGAATCGCGCATAATTCTTTTTTCTTCCCTTCCTTGGATTTGAAACAATCCATTCAATCATCCTGGTGAAAACGTGATACTCGACATCGACATCTGGAAAGGTCTTTTTCCAGCTCGCGAGATCCTCATCGATGATTCCCCGCCATTTTTTTTCCTTGAAGTTGAATTTTATCCGTAGGTGTGGGGGATCCTTCTCCTCTTCTCTTCTCTCCTCTTCTCTCCTCTTCTCTCCTCTACTCTTAGCGTCCGTTTTTCGGACATCATGTCCGTTTTTCGGACATCCTTCTTCACTGAGCCTTCTTTTGTGGCGTTTCGAGAGCTCATATTCCAGATGTGAAACGACGTAAAGAGTACCGTCGGGCTCCCGCCTGAGTTTGTTCACTTCGGGATCGAGACACCGGTCGATCGTTCCTTGAATTAATTCTTCAGATCTATTCAGTAGCCCGGCCAGCCTTTTGAGCGGATAGGGGATTCCTACGTTCGCCCTGATGTAGCCTTCGTCCTTATAACTCAAGGCAAGGAAGTCTACCCACACCGCACACTGTTCGACGGTCAGCTCGTCTCTTGTGGATCCCAAAAGCCACTTATCAATCCAAAAGGGGAACCAGTCGTCTCCCGTTTTTTTCTTCATTTAATTTCCTTTCAGCGTATAGCTCCTTTCTTCGGTCTCATAAATTCCCGGCCTTCCCTTTACCGGGAACGGCCTGATTCTCACCACTCCGCTGAGGATCCAGGAATAGAGCTCCGGACACCATGGACACTTGGCCGCGTCTTCGTCGCCTCTCTTCATTCTCCTGCAGTCCGTGAGGTTTGCGATGGCCAGCGCCTGTCCGGCCGGTGCGATGTTCGGGATCTTGGACGATACAATCAGGATTCGGCCCCGATGGTTTGTTGGCCAGGTCCGGGTCTCTATGGTCTTTTTTCCTTCGGCGATAAGGTTCGCCCACGGCTGCTTAATTGAGATAGCTTTCATTTTATTCCGAGGTGCCTTTTGATGGCCCTTATGTCTTTGTCGTGCTCCATGATCTTCTTCACGATCAGCCTCTTTTCCTTCCGAATGAGGCCCCAATATATCTGCTGATGTTTGGGTTTGCAGAAGTCCTGCCACTCCCTTTTTGGCACGAACCGTCTTTTGCATTTCCCGAGCTCTGAGAGCCGGCAGAGCTTGAGCGATGTCTCCTTCATCGGGGTCTCTCTCCTTTTTCGCATATCATGCATGCACACGCGTTCTCGGACTATTCCTTGTGGTTTCTGAGGCTCCTTTTTATCTCTTTAATTAAATTAGCGATATTGATTGTCGAATAATTGGTCAAAAAACTTAGGTATTGATTTGACTTGTTGTAAGGCGGTTTAAATCGTTTAATTAGCTTTGCTTCAACAAAGCTGGCTTCTTTCCATTCATTGAATCTGACAATTGCAATATCTGTGATTTTATTTTTATATGGAGAATTTGCATATAAATGGTTTTTCAACCTTTCGCCGATATTCGAGGAACAACCGATATAGATGATTTCTTTTTTTGAATATAGGATATAAATCCCCGTAACTAAAACAAAATGAATGACCGAACGGTTAATTGGAACGAAAGTCAAAATTCCATAAGGGATGTATTTATCGATAATTTCATTGATTTCTTTTTTGAAATTTTTCATTTTTTCCTCCATGCACAAAAAAGAAGGGAGGGGAGAGGGCAAGAAAGATGGTGTCGGAAAAAACCCCTCTCCCGGGCCCGCTGGTGCCTGTCTTCTCAAACGTGCCCATGGCCTCCCTAAGCGTCATTCGGATTGCCCTGTGTGTCCCTCTTTATTTTCAGCTCGCCGGTCTTCGTGTCGTTGTCCTCCCTCACCGCCCCACCTCTTCTCTTTCTTTCTCTCTCTGCGGCAGCAAAAACCTTTTCATCCGGCAGATAGTCGGCCGGGATCTCCTTCTCGCGCCGCTTCATCTTCCTTTGCAGGTGGGCCTTTCCGGACAGGAATCCCAGAATGTACGCGGCAGATATCACACATCCGAGCGCGATCACTCTTTCAATCCACACCGTCAGCCTCCTCTCGAACGAGTGTCAGTCTTTTGGAATACACGGATCCCCGGGATATTCGTCTTGTCTTTCTGATGCTGCACGATCTTGTTCGTACGGACGCGATCGAGAATCAAAAGGCTGCGGGGAACCAGGTCAATGTCCACGACTTCATATTCCCAGGTAGTGCGGATGTACGTTCCTTTAAGGTCTACCTTTTCCGGGACCACTATTTCTTCGGGAATGAAATCTTCCTCCTTAACGGGAACGACTTCGGTCTTCTTTTCTTCGAGGATCTTCTCTGCCTTTTCCAGCTCACCATCGTGGAGGGCCTCTCTTGCCTTGCGTTGTTTCTCTTCCTCAATGGCCAGGGCTTTGGCCTCGGCCTCTGCTTTGGCCCTCCTGAGTGCCGCCTCGGCCTCTGCTTTGGCCCTCCTGGCTGCCTCTTCGGCCTCTCTCCTTATGCGCGCCTTCTCTTCCAGGTACGGCGTCATCTTTCCTTTGACGATTCCTTCCGCTTCGCCCAGTGGATCCAGGAGCGCCTTCTCGTCGGCGATCAGGCCGTTCAATGCTTCTCGCGCCTTTGTCTTGTGCGGCTTGAACCATTCCCGGATCTTCTTTTGGAGTGCCTTATTGCCTTTAAGGTATCCGTCAGCAATGGCCAGCTCCCGATCGTTGGTCACGATGAGGGCCCGGGCGATCGGCGGATATTCACAGGCATCTTTGATAAGGGCGGTTTCAACTTCGATTTTTTCTTGCATGTGTCCTCCTTATGGACTCCGGCGTTCGATCTTTGTCACTATGACCTCATCGTCGCCGGTATAGAATTTCTCTTTCTCTTCCGGTGGGATCTTGTATGATTTCCTCGCCTGATAGGTGGTGCTGATCTCGATGTCCTCGATGATCCCGTCCTAGCCGTGGTATTTCCCGGGCTTTGACTTCGTGCCTATGAGCTCGGCGTGAAGCCCCTCGAATGTTTTTTTATGGTCCTTGAATTCCAGGTACTGCTCGAGCTTGAATATGTCGGTCGGGTCGATCTGGGTCATCTTGGTCGGGCTGATCGGCCGGCAGAGGTGGTTGAAATTACACATGCCGCAGACGGTCGCGTCGAACGGCATCGGCTCCGGATACGTCCCGGCCGCGACGTGAGCATTGACTTTGTGGGCCATGGCCTGGTCGCGATCCCACAGCTCCTGTGAGAATAGCATCGGCAGGATCCTCGGCTTCTTCCCGAACGTGGCGATGATCAGCAGGCCCCCCGGGCTCTTGGAAAGAACGATCCCGACGTTCAACTGGCTCGTCATTTTCTTTATCCAGAATTTAGGGTGTCGATTGATGTCCTCGATGGTCTTGGTCGAATCCCAGTAATTTGGATTCGTGGTCTTGACCTCCACCGGAATCTCTCTGAGTTTGCTGAAAGGTTCGGGGAATGTCCTGTTCATTGGAGAAGCGCCGTCGACCTTGCAGCTTATGTGGAGATCGCGGTATTTCTCCAGGCCCGGGTCATCTGTGCTGTATCGTCTCTGCGACTGAGTAATCTCGAATCCGATATCGCCGAGCCACTTCTTGACCTCCCATTCAATCCTGATTCCCTCGTCGACTCTCCATCTCCCGCGGAGGTCCATCGGCTGCCGGTCTCGCCAGTCTACGCGGCAATGGACCAGGTTCTTCGCGCAAGGATGGGAGATCTCTGAGGCCCAGTTGTTGAGCGAGTGGTCCCACGGATCCTTCGCCGGCCGCGCGGCGTCGAGCTTGGCGCTCATCTCGGCCGCGACTTCGTTCAACTGTGAATAGAGCAGTTCCTCCGGAGTCGCTTTGGTTTGTGTGGCTTCTTTCATTCCTTCTCTCCTTCTTCCGGCTGGAAGCTGGAATCCTCCGAAGGATCCTCCATCTCTGCGGGTGACTTTTTCTCCTCCGGCTTCTCCTCTTTCGTCTTCTCCTTCTTCGGTGGCTCTTCTTTGTCTTCCTTCGAGATGTCCTGGATGGCTTCCTTCTCATCCTCGACGGGCACTTCTTCAATGACCTCGGCCTGGACGTCGATCGTTTCCTCTCCCTTCTCCAGCTGCAGCAGGATCTCCTTTATGTTCGGCGCTTCGAGCTCATGCCGGAATCCGTAAACCGGGACGTACGCGACCACCTGGTCGCCCTTTTTCTTTGGCTCGACCTTGGAGACAGAGATGGCCGGATGGTCCTTCAGGATGTTCCTCTCCACGATGGTTTGAGCGATGCGGTCCGCGAAGCGCTGCCGCTGGGTGTGCTCCTCCATGCAGTCGAGAATGGCGGGGTCGGCGTAATTCACCCAGATCCCGAGCGGAGGCTCGACCTTGAAGAAGGCCCAGTCTCCCTCTCCCTTCGGCTCTTTTTCCTCGATCCCCAGCTTCGCGCAGTTCGGATGGAGAAGTTTGTCGGTCATCTGTCCATTCTTCCATTCCGCCTTCTTCATCTTGCTTTGAATGCCCTGCAGGAAATAGGTCTTGATGTTGTAGCAGAGCGTTTTGTCGATGGCGACGATATTCCCGATCAGGCTATACCCGATGCCAACCTTCCGGATCCAGACGATCTCGATCATCTTGGTCTCATCGTTCCGCTCGATGTAGGGATTCGGTTGATCTCTTCCGTCCACGATGACCTTCTCCGGCGTCGCGAGGCTGACAGAGGCCACTTTGTTCAGCAACCGGTATCCGGTGCTCGAGATAGAGTAAGAGTTTTTGATCTTGTAGAGATGACCCAGCTTGTGGTAAAGGGTGAAGTATCCCCGGACTGGCTTGAGGATCTGTCCGTTTCTGACTTTTACATAAAGATCACAAAAATCGGTCTTTAAGACGACCTTTGTTTCTTCGGCCTTTTTGAGCGGCCCGGCCGGTGATTCTTTACGGCTTTTCTTTTCTTCCACGTTGGCCTCCTCTCAATTTTTCGCGGATCTCTGCGGGAGTGAGATTGAATTTGATGGATTCCCCGGAGTTTCCGGCGAGATCTTCTCTCCCGCGCTCCTCAGATATGCGGATGTTCTCGTCCCTCAGCTTCCGGTTGAGCGCCTTCTTCCGCTCGGTGACCAGGCGAATCTTGACTCCACTTTGAAATTCCTGTAGGCTTCTATTAACCGTTTGTTTGTTCGCGCAGACAATGGTCGACCCGGCTTCTTCGGGGGTCGGGTTTTTCTTTTTCTCAGCCATCGTCCCTCCTTTGCTCCTGCGATTCCCGGCGGACCAGACATTTGTTTCCCGGCTTGTCGGTCTCGATCCCCTCGGGCCTTGTGCAGCACGGAGCGCCTGTCTTGATTCTTTCCGGATCCGCAAAGTGGCATCCGACGCAGTTCGCGACCTGGAATTCCGCCAGCCATCTCTCGTCCTTCTTCTTTGCCAGCCAGGCCTTTATGTCTTCCTCTTTGATCTCGAGCTTACTGTCCGCACCCGCAATGAAATCCCACTTGAAGTCCTGGTAAAAGTCGTTCGCGTCTCGTTCTCCCACACAGTCATGAAGGATCGAAAGCGCCGCGTCCGCGGGTCCCGAGCCGCCGTATCCCCACTGGAATCCGTTCGGGCTGTGCCGGCAGATGTGCATCAGGATGTGCTTTATTCCCTTTGGAGTGGATACCCAAACGATTTGACTGCCAGGACCTGTGTTGTAGCCGGAATAGATTTTCCCCGTTTTTGTTGTTGCTTCATTCATCTTTCACCTCTCGTTTAAAATTCCCTTGCCCTGCATCCAGGAAGAGGGGTTCCGATGACCCTCTCCTCGCAGATACAACAAAAAGCCTGTCTCAACTTTTTCCGTGGGAGCTATCACCTCCTCTCGTTTTGGATTTATTCTGCTAAAAATCATCAAAAATATTTCCTTTAGACTTCGAAAGTCTAATTTCTTCTCGATTTTTAGACCCTCGAAATCGTATGATTTTTTTATTCATCTTTTTTTAATTCAGTGGCAGACAACATGATCTTCGCTATCTGGATTACAGTCTCGGCGGTTTTTTTGTTTTTGATTTTATTGAGTAGCGTATATCCACAGGGGTCAGTGAAATATTCAAGAAGTTCCAGGTCTTCGGTTGCCCTCACTAAATCTGAAAACCTATCGATGGGAAAAGGCTTTTCCCCTCTTATCCAACGATATAGAGAGTCTATATGAACCCCCATTTTTTCGGCACAGACATCTACTCGATATTTTTTCTTAATAACAAAATTTAAATAGAGTAGATTTTGAAACGTAAATTTATTAGTGTTTTTTAGATTGTTATTAGCCATTTAAGACCTTATATTCGAAGTGAGGAAAACGATGAAGATCTTATGCACTAAACGGCTCCCGAAGTGTATTCGCATTCGCATTCAAGAGCTTGACGACTTGCTCTCTGGGGATGATCCACTTTTCGCCCACGAACGAAGCGATGATGGTTCTGTCCTGGATATAAGACATGATCGTCCGTTTATGGCAACGGAGAATCTTCGCGGCTTCCTGGACAGTAAAGAATTCTGTCATTGGATCAGAATCTCCAGAGGGATACCTGTTTCCCTATGGATTTTTAATGCAAGTTTTTTCCCGAATCCTCTTCTTCCAGTAAAGTAATGCGAAATAAGAGACTCAGATATTCCAAATAGATTCGCTAATTTCTTATTTGTGAGATGTTTATTTTTTTTAAATTCTTCCAAAGTTTTATATTTTGGTTTTTGTCTTGATAAATACATAGCGTAGTTAAAATAATGAAATAAGTACATTTTGTCAAGTGGTTTTTTTAAAATAATACAATTTATTTTTAATCCTATTTGACTCAAAAAAAATGGTTGACAATGAAAATAAAAAATCTATTATTAGAGGAAGAATAAATACATTTTGTCAATTTTATGAGTCCTAAAACGACTAAAATAATTACGGAACAATCCGATGTAGAAGTAGTCTGCAATAAGATAAAAAAACTTCTAAAACAAAAGGGGCTAACCTATGAATCCTTTGCCCAGGAATATTTCCATAAAACCGAAGGATGGTTTAGCCACATAATGAATAAAAAAAGAAGATTTACTGTCGATGTATTGCTTGAAATTGCGGAAAAATTAGATGTAGATCCAACTTCTTTACTCCCAGGTAAAGACTCTCCTAAAACTCTTGATGAATATATTGATTTAAGGATCGATAAAAAGTTAGAAGAATTGAAACAATTTATGGAAAAATTAATCAATAAAAAATTAACAAAAAATAAATAGGGGGTTTAAATGAAAAGCAAGATTTTGATTTTGGGATTGATTTGCTTATTTATGTTTGCTTGCTTTGGAGAGGAGAAATCTTCGCCTCCACAGAAGCTAACCCAAGAGAAGCCGACGCTTCTTACAAGTTCGTCTTTGCGGATTGGGGTATGGGATTTGACAGAAGATAATCCCATTCATACAGGGGCGGAAATTTGGATTAGAGGCGTAGGTTCAAAGTATCTTAAAAGAGCTCCGTTCGTGGTGGGAAAGTTTTCTGTCGGAGTGAAGCAAGAAATTTTCTTTTACCCCGAGTCGAGAGAAGGGAAAGAGCTAATGTTTACCTTCATGATGACAGAAGATATGAATCCTAATGGAAGTGTTCGAGATACTCTCTGGATTTCATTTTACGATGAAGAAGTCGAAGTCTCTGGACAACCGATCACAGCAACAATAGGAAAACCAGAATTGAAATTTAAGAGAAAATAAAAATCGGCAATGGGATTGATTCGTAGGGGTCGTCATTGGTGGCTCGATATCAGAATTCGGGGAAAGCGGATCCGTCGATCCTTGCATACCGCACATAAAACGATCGCCCTGGCTCGATATGGAGAAAAGAAGGAGGAGCTCGAGTCCGAGCTCGGCGGGGGGGAAATCCGCTTCTCCGACTTCTGTGACAAGTATCTCGAATGGGCC